TATGGTGCAGATAATGGAATGTATTTGGAACTTGATGGAAGTAATTTATATTTCGTAGAGAGGACTTTTGTTCCAGGAATTACAACAGAAACAAGAGTAGCACAAGCAAATTGGAATGTTGATACGATGCTTGGTGCAGGGCATCTCAATCCATCTGGTGTCACATTAGATATTTCCAAAGCACAAATTATGTGGATGGATATTGAATGGTTAGGACTTGGAACTGTAAGAATAGGATTTGTAGTTGATGGTAAGTTTATTCATTGCCACTCATTCCATCACGCAAATCTTATCAATACAACTTATATCACAACAGCATCATTGCCTTTGAGATATGAGATTGCAAATACTGGAATTACAACGAGTGCGAGCACATTAAAACAAGTTTGTTCCACTGTAATTTCGGAAGGTGGTTATGAACTTCGTGGATTGCAACAAGCAATAGGAACACCAGTCCAAACACCAGTTGATTTAACAACAGCAGGAACTTATTATACAGTTGCATCAATTCGTATTAAAGCAACTCCAAATAGATTGGATGCAATCGTAATTCTAACTGCACTTTCTATTTTAGGCACTACAAATAATGCAACTTATAATTGGCAAGTAAGAGCAAGTGGAACATCTAATGGTGGAACTTGGACTGATGCTGGTGGTGATAGTGCTGTTGAATATAAGATTGGTGGAGGAACTTATACTGGCGGAAGAATACTAGCATCTGGATATACATATGGTTCCAATCAAGGTTCAACATCAGTAGATATTCTCAAGGAGGCATTATTTAAGTTCCAGTTAGAAAGAGATGCACTAACTGGGACACCTTATGAACTTTCTATCGTATGTGCTGCTGATGCTAATGGTGCAGATATTCACGCTTCTATGGACTGGGAAGAGATTAGTAGGTAATAGAGATTTATAAATAACTAAAAGTGTATCTAATAAAATAATGGCTCATAGACCAGTTGGGGCAGGTTCCTCATTTAATTTTACTGCAGGTGCCGCAACAACTTCATCTGCATTTTCTGTACAATCTAGTGTTTTGAGAGTAGTTGCTGTTAATGGAGCAACACATATTTCTGTTGGTGGAAATCCTTCAGCGACAATTTCTGATTATTATGTTCCTTCTGGTGGGACAGCAACTCTTGCTTTAACTAAGGCATCAAATAGAGTTGTTGGAATAACTACTGGAGCAACAACAACAATTACAGTTCCAGAAGGAACTCAAGTTCCATTTGGTGTTGGTGATTATGTTTCATTGACCGCAACTGGACAGTCTTATTATGATTTCACTCATGCTCAAGTGACATCTGTTGATACATCCACAGGAATTAATGGATACTATCAAACAAGAATGACTGTTGCATATAATTCAAGTGGAATTGCAACGGCATTTTCAGCATCCTCTTATGCCACGATTTCAATCTCAAATAAAGTCTCTGCATATGGGGTTGGATCAGGAACACTTTATTTCCAACAAGTACAAATTACGGGGCAAGCGTAAAATGAAACTAATCAGAGAAGAAATTGAAAAGGTAGAAGTCATTACTGAGGGATCAGGAAAGACTGCAAAACTTTATATAAAAGGTCCTTTTCTACAAGCAGAATGCGTGAATCGTAATGGACGTATGTATCCAATGTCCATTATGGAAAGAGAAGTGAAGCGTTACACTGAGCAGTATGTCCAAAAAGGACGTGCTCTCGGAGAACTTGGACACCCAGATGGTCCAACTGTAAATCTAGATCGTGTATCACATAAAATTACAGAACTTTATCGTAATGGAAACAATTTCATCGGAAAGGCACAAATTCTTTCTACTCCAATGGGAAAAATTGCCGAGTCACTTCTTAAGGATGGTGTAACCCTTGGCGTTTCCTCTCGTGGTATTGGATCACTTAGAGAAAACAATAAAGGATTTAAAGAAGTTGGTGAAGACTTTATGCTTGCAACTGCTGCTGATATTGTAGCAGATCCTTCTGCACCTGATGCTTTCGTTCAGGGAATTATGGAAGGTAAAGAGTGGATTTGGGATGGTGGAATCCTAAGGGAAAAGATGGCAGAAAAAGCTGCTATGAGAATTAACACTCTAGTTGATCAGAGAAGACTTGAAGAGCACAAAATACAACTTTTCAATGATTTTCTCGCAAATCTTTAAATTATAAATAAATATAGATTAAAATTAAAAGGTAATCGGAGAGTTCAAATGTCTCGTGGAGATTTACAAGAAATGGAAGTAGGCACTAAGCAATCCAAAACCGCAGTTAATGCTGGTGCTAAGCCTGCCGAAGGAATGTCAAAATTAACAACTGGCATTCCCGATGGACAAACTGCTGGATGGGAAGATCTTGGTGGCCCTGATCCAACCAACTATCGTCCTGATGATGACTCAGCAAAACTAAAGACTGCTGGGGATTCCCTTAGTTCTGTTAAGAATATCGTAAATCGTGGCGCCAAAGCTGCTGATCCTATGGGTAAGCTTGCTGGCGCAGTTAAGGAAGAGGAAGAACTCGACGATGAGGATCTCATTGAAGAGGATGCTGAAGATCTAGGCGAAGCAGAAATGCCAGAAGGAAAGAAAGGCAAGAAAGAGAAAGAAGAAGAGGATGAGGACGAAGAGGACGAAGACGAAGAAGAAGAAACCAAAAAGGAAGAATTCTTCTACAGTGAGTCCGAAATTGATGAGGACGTAACTGCTCTTGTTGATGGAGAAGATCTATCAGAAGAGTTTAAAGAAAAAGCAAAAACTATTTTTGAAGCTGCTCTAAGATCAAAGGTAGAGCAGGTTCGCGAATCTCTAGAAACCCAATACGAGCAAAGACTCGTAGAGGAAGTAGAGGAAATTAAAACAGAATTAATCGATCGCGTAGATTCTTACCTTGAGTATGTTTCGGAAGAGTGGTTCACTGAGAATCAACTCGCTGTTCAGTCTGGTCTCCAGTCAGAACTGACCGAATCATTCCTCAATGGTATGAAGAATCTTTTTGAAGAACATTATGTATCAATCCCTGAAGATAAATATGATGTGCTTGAGAGCATGGTAGAAAAACTTGATGAAATGGAAGAAAAACTCAACGAGCAAATTGAGAGAAACATTCATCTAAACAAGCGTCTCGCAGAGTCGGTTGCAGATGGAATCTTTGATGAGATTTCTGAGGGTCTAGCACTTTCTCAGAAGGATAAGCTCGCTTCACTTGCCGAAAGTGTTGAGTTTGAAAGTGAAGCACAATATCGTGAGAAACTAGAGACTTTAAGGGAAGCATATTTCCCATCAAGATCTGGTTCACCAACCGCTAAATCAGAATCACTCTCAGAAGGAGTAGACATTGCACACGAGTCAATCTCTGGTGCTATGGCTAATTATCTGAATACACTCTCAAGATTTAGCAAATAATTGAATTTAATATAATTCAAACAAAAACATCCACACAACAAAGGTAAACGCAAATGTTCCATTCAGAGCAATTGCAGGAAAAGTGGGCACCTCTCCTCGACTATCAGGGTCTTGATTCTATCAAAGATTCACATCGTAGAGCAGTAACCGCAGTCCTGCTAGAGAACCAAGAAAAGTTCCTCAGAGAGGAAAATTCTTTCGCAACTTCAGGTTCATTCCTAACTGAATCACCAACCAACAGCACCGCTTCAGGCGCATCTGCTGGTTTCGGTGGTAGCGCACAAGGATTCAGCGCAGGTCCTACCGCTGGTTTCGATCCAGTTCTGATCAGCCTAATCCGCCGCGCAATGCCTAACCTGGTCGCTTATGACCTCGCAGGCGTTCAACCAATGAACGGTCCTACTGGACTCATCTTCGCAATGCGTTCACGCTATGTTAATCAGAGCGGAACCGAAGCATTCTACAACGAAGTAGATACTGCATTCTCTGGTCAAGATACCGGATACAACAACACCGATGGTTGGACTGACGGTGCTGTTGGTATGGGTACAACTGCACAAGCAGGCAGCAACCCAGCAGTTCTAAATCCATCTGGTTCATCCCAAACCGCATATAATGTTGGTCAGGGAATGAGAACCGACTACGCTGAGTCACTTGGCGAAGGTGGTGAGAACTTCAACCAGATGGCATTCTCAATCGAGAAGGTCACCGTAACTGCAAAGTCACGCGCACTGAAGGCTGAGTACTCACTAGAGCTTGCTCAGGACCTCAAGGCAATCCACGGTCTGAATGCTGAAGCGGAATTAGCAAACATTCTCTCAACCGAGATTCTTGCTGAAATCAACCGCGAAGTTATTCGTACCATCTATAAGACTGCTGAACAGGGTGCTGTACAAAACGTAGCAACTCCTGGTATCTTCGACCTAGACGTTGACTCCAACGGTCGTTGGTCAGTTGAGAAGTTCAAGGGTCTTCTGTTCCAGATTGAGCGTGATGCTAACGCAATCGCTCAGAGAACTCGTCGTGGAAAGGGCAACATCATCCTCTGCTCAGCAGACGTTGCTTCAGCACTAACCATGGCTGGCGTTCTGGATTACACCCCCGCACTCAACGCTAACCTTAATGTTGATGATACTGGCAATACATTTGCTGGTACTCTAATGGGCAAATTCCGCGTATATATTGACCCATATGCTGCTAACCTGACTTCAGGTAATGCAACTCCTGGAAACCAGTATTACGTTGTTGGTTATAAGGGTTCTTCACCTTATGACGCTGGTCTCTTCTATTGTCCATATGTTCCTCTCCAAATGGTTCGTGCCGTTGGCGAGAACACCTTCCAGCCCAAGATTGGCTTTAAGACTCGTTATGGTATGGTTGCAAACCCATTCGCTGAAGGTGCTACCCAAGGTCAGGGTACTCTCACCACCAACAGCAACCGCTACTACAGAAGAGTTGCTGTTAAGAACTTAATGTGATCCATTTCACATAAATTCTCTGAGAGGGTCTTCGGACCCTCTTTTTTTATCTAAATAGTTCAAAAAATGCCAGTAAACACTAATACAAAAAATATAAGTAGGAATCAAATAGAGAACAGAAATTATCTGTCCCCTGTAGGATTTAAGTTTACTTTGACGCGTTCACCCAAAGTTGCATTTTTTTCCAATAGAGCAAACATTCCAGGATTGACTCTAGGTGTTGCAAATCAACCCACTTACTTGAAAGATATTGATATTCCTGGTGATAAAATTGTATTTCAAGATTTCACTCTAACTTTTATGGTGGATGAAAATCTTGAGAATTATATGGAAATACAAAAGTGGATTCGTGGATTAGGATATCCAGAAAGTCTTGCTGAGATTTATGACTTCCAAAGATCAAATGATAATTTTGAGCAACCAATGAAATCTCAATTGGGTTTATATTCCGATGGATCTTTGATTATTTTAACAAGTTCCCAGAATGCGAACTTTAAAATCAATTTCAAAGATATGTTCCCATACGATTTATCAGCACTTCAATTTGATGCCACAAATACCGACATTCAATATTTGACTGCTGATGTGTCTTTCAAGTATACTATTTACAATATAACTGATATGAATGATGAAAAATTATGAGTATTGATTTGGATTCAATACAGCGTTTGTGGGAATCAGATTCTAAAATTGATCCAGACAATTTACATACAGAATCTTTAAATATTCCGATCCTTCACGCAAAGTATTATAACATTTATAATAACATTCTTTTGCTAAGAAAAAAAGCAGATCAACAAAAAAGAAATATCCGCCACGAAAGATATGAGTATTATTCTGGAAAAGCAGATCCAGATGTCTATGTCGAAAATCCATTTCCCAAAAAAATTAGAGATAAGGACACTCTTCAAAAATATCTAGATGCTGACGATAGATTATCACAATCATCACTTAAGGTAGAATACTATGATGTAATTCTAAAATACCTTGAGGATATTTTAAAAATGATTCACAATAGAGGATATCAGATTAAGAATGCCATAGAATATATGAGATTCCAGTCTGGTTTAGGGTAACTAAATACTCATAGCAATTATTATTGTTTATGAGTGACGTAATTATTCATAAGAAGAATGAGGTTTACATCAAGTTAGAATGTGAACCTCATATTTTATATGAGCTCCAAGAATATTTTACATTTGAAGTTCCAGGGGCAAAGTTTATGCCTCAAATGAGAAATAAGCACTGGGATGGTTATATAAGATTACTATCAGTTCATACTGGGGAAATTTATGCAGGTTTACTCCCCAAGGTAATTGATAAATTAAATCTTCACGGATACACATATGAGTTTCGTGAAAACAAATATTACGGTCTTCCATTTGAGATTAATGAAGAGATCTCAATGGAAGGAACCAAAGATTATATGCAGGCTATTTGCGCACACTCTCCGAGGGATTATCAAATAGATGCAGTATGCGATGCTCTGCGGCATAACCGAAAATTATTGATATCACCCACAGCCTCAGGAAAATCCTTGATGATTTATTCCCTTGTAAGGTATTATATAGATAAAGGACAAAAAATTCTCTTAGTTGTTCCAACGACATCTCTTGTAGAGCAGATGTACAAGGATTTCCAAGATTATGGTTGGGATGCTGAGTCATATTGCCATCGAATTTATTCTGGTAGGGAAAAAACAAATGAACATCCAGTTACGATCACAACTTGGCAATCAATCTATAAACTGGAAAGACCATTCTTTGAAGATTATAATGTAATTATAGGGGATGAGGCACACTTGTTCAAAAGCAAGTCTTTGATCTCTATAATGTCCAAACTTCATCACGCAAAATATCGTTTTGGATTTACTGGAACTCTTGATGGAACTCAAACTCACAAATGGGTTCTTGAAGGATTATTTGGTCCATCATACAAAGTGACAAAAACTGCGGAACTAATGCGGCAGGGTCATTTGTCAAAATTAGATATTCAATGTTTGGTTCTAAAACATAAACCAAGAAAATTTGAAAACTATGAAGATGAAGTTCAGTTCATAATAAGTCACGAAAGAAGAAATAAATTTATATCAAACTTGGTACTGAACCTAAAAGGAAATACTTTGATCTTATATAGTCGGGTTTCTACACACGGAGAACCTTTATATAATCTAATAAATAATTTTAAGCCAGACGATAGAAAAGTATTTTTTATTCATGGTGGAGTTGATGCCGAAGAAAGAGAACTTGTAAGAGAGATCACGGAAAAAGAAAACAACGCAATTATTGTTGCTTCATATGGAACTTTTAGTACTGGCATTAACATAAAAAATCTTCACAACGTAGTCTTTGCTTCACCAAGTAAATCTAGAGTTAGAAATCTCCAATCAATAGGAAGAGTTTTGAGAAAAGGAAAGGATAAAACAAAAGCAGTTCTTTATGATATCGCTGATGACTGCACACTCAACTCAAGGAAAAATTACACCTTAGGACATTTTATAGAACGAATTAAAATATATAACGAAGAAAAATTTAATTATGAAATATTAACCATCAATCTAAAAGAATAATGGAAGAAGACTTTTATGCAACTCTAAAATTTAAAAATGGTGAAGAAGTATTCGCTAAGATTTCTGCCTCCGAAGAGGCAGAAAAAACAATGCTTGTTGTTTTCAGTCCTATAATAATAAAAGAGTTTAAAAGTAAAACTGGCATAAGTGGATATAAAATAGAACCTTGGTTGAAGACAACAAAGGATGATATGTTTATTGTTAATATTGATGATGTATTAACAATATCAGAATCTTCAGACATTGAAATGATAATGTTACACCAATCATTCGTTAGACAAAGACCATCTAACAAGAACAGTAATAAATGTCCTATGGATCGTAAGATGGGATACATTGCTAATGTAAATGATGCTAAAGAGATACTAGAGAAGATCTTTAAGAATAGCTAGAGCCTGATCTTCAAACCCAACAAAGGTATTATACTGGTATTTGTGGGGGTAAGTCAAGTCTTGTGGTAATTAAGTGAAAATGTTATAATATCTACATATAAATGAGAAAAATTAATGATTACCACAAACGTAATGACCAAAAGAAAAAGGTCCGAGCATTATGTGAATAATAAAGAATTCTTAATTGCTCTTATTGAATACAAGAAAAAGCTTGCAATAGCAAAGGAAAACGGAGATCCAAAACCACAAATACCAAGATACATTGGTGAGTGCTTTTTGAAGATCGCAAATCATCTTTCCTTTAAACCAAATTTTATCAACTACATGTTTAAGGATGATATGATTTGTGATGGTATTGAAAATTGTGTTCAATATATTCACAACTTTGATCCAGAAAAATCACAGAATCCTTTTGCTTACTTCACCCAGATTATTCACTACGCATTTTTGAGACGCATTCAAAAAGAAAAGAAGCAGTTGGAAATAAAAAATAAAATTCTTGAAAGATCGGGATACAGTGAAGTTTTTGATGACGATGAGGTTGACGGAATGAACCATGGGGACTACAATAGAATCAAAGATCTAGTCCATTCCAAACTTCGTTATTGAATGAAAGTCGCAATTATTACAGACCAGCATTTTGGGGCAAGAAAAAATTCAAAACTCTTTCATGATTATTTTCTAAAGTTCTACAATGATGTATTTTTCCCAACGCTCGAAGAGTATGGGATTACTACTGTTGTAGATATGGGAGATACTTTTGATAGTCGTAAAGGAATTGATTTCTCTGCTCTATCTTGGGCTAAAGATAATTACTACGATCGCCTTCAAGAAATGGGCGTAAAAGTCCATACTATTGTAGGAAACCATACTGCTTATTATAAAAATACTAATAACGTAAACGCAGTAGATTTGCTTCTGCGCGAGTATGCTAATGTGACAGTATATTCGGAACCAACTGAAGTAATGTTGGATAAACTTCTAACACTTTTTATACCTTGGATTAATCAGGAAAATGAATCAAATACTCTTAAACTTATTGAAAAGACAACTTGCCCGTGCGCGATGGGGCACCTTGAACTCCAAGGATTTAGAGTTAATCGACAAATCGTCATGGAGCATGGTTTGGAAGGCAAGTTATTTGAGAAGTTCAAGCGCGTCTTCTCGGGACACTATCACACTAGATCGACTAACGGAACAGTCTTTTATCTAGGAAATCCTTATGAGATTTACTGGACGGATGTAAATGATACTCGCGGATTTACAATCTTCGATACTGAAACATTAGAACATACTCCAGTTGATAATCCTTATAAAATGTTTCATAACATTTATTATGAGGATACAAACTATCAAACATTTGATACTCGCGAATATGAAAACAAAATCGTAAAGGTTATTGTTCGCAAAAAATCAGACACTAAAAAGTTTGAAAAGTTTATTGATAAGTTGTATGCTTCAAATGTCTTTGAGTTAAAAATAGTAGAGAATTTTCAAATTGAATCTCCAGTTGAGTTTGAGGCATACGAATCAGAAGATACTCTTTCTATCTTGAATAGATATATTGAAGAAACAGAAATCAATCTTGATAAGTCTTTCGTTAAAAAAATGATGTCAGAAATCTATCAAGAGGCTTGTGAGTTGGTATAAATGTACATATTAACAATATACGGTAGAGAAAAGGAAGGTGCATACGCAGTTGTCAATTCCGATGGAGATCAAATCCTCTATATTTTTGAAGAAGAGGATGATGCCGTTAGATTTGCTATGATGCTTGAGGAAGATGACTATCCCGAAATGCATGTGATGGAAGTTGAGAAGGAAGATATAATAACTGCCTGTGAAATGCATGATTACCAATATGCTATTATTACCCCAAATGACATTGTAATTCCACCTGAACAAAATGATTTTATTTGAAAGTATTCGTTGGAAAAATTTTCTATCAACAGGAAACAACTGGACAGAAGTTAATTTTACCCAAAATAAAACCACACTCATTATTGGAACAAATGGTGCTGGGAAGAGTACGGTTTTGGATGCCTTGACCTTTTCTTTGTTTGGGAAACCATTTCGTAAAATCAATAAACCTCAACTTGTCAATTCTGTAAATGAAAAGGATTGTGTTGTTGAGGTTAATTTTTCTATTGGCAAAACCAATTGGAAAGTAAAAAGGGGAATTAAACCAGCAATATTTGAAATTGAGCGTGATGGCAAAGTACTTGATCAGTCATCAGCATCTCTAGACCAACAGAAATGGTTGGAACAAAATGTTCTTAAAATGAACTATAAGTCTTTCACTCAAATTGTGATTTTGGGTTCTAGCACATTTGTTCCTTTTATGCAACTTTCTGCATCAAATCGTAGAGAAGTTATTGAAGATCTTTTGGATATTAAAATCTTTTCTTCAATGAATACAATCATCAAAGAAAAGATTCGTCAGTCTAGGGATGATATAAAAATCTTGGAACTCAAAAAAGAATCTTTGCTTGATAAAGTTAAGATGCAGCAAGAGTTCATTGAAGAACTTGAAAATCGTGGTAAAGAAAATATAGAGAACGATAAACGGAAAGTTTCTGATTTAAGTGAAGAAATAGAACAGCATTTGAATGAAAACACTTCACTAGAAGAACCTCTTCAAAAACTCATTAATGAACAAGAGGCAATTACTGGATATGCTGAGAAACTTCGTAAGTTGGGAAACCTGAAGGGTAAAATCTCACAAAAAGTATCTACCATCACTAAAGAACATAAATTCTTTACTGAAAATACGGTTTGCCCAACTTGTACACAGTCTATTGATGAAGAGTTCAGAATAAATAAGATTAACGACGCTCAAAATAAAGCAAAGGAGTTGCAATCTGGTTATAAAGAACTGGAGGAGGCAATTAAAGAGGAAGAAGAGCGAGAGCGTCAATTCACCGCTCTATCGAAGGAGATCTCTAAATTAACGAATGGCATTTCTCAAAACAATATTAAGATTAATGGATTACGGAGACAAATCGGAAATCTTGAAAAAGAAATTCAAGTTCTTACCGAGAACCTTGCAAACAGAAATTCTGAACATGAGAAGCTAGAATCCTTCAAAGAAAACTTAAAAACTACATACGACGAACTCTCTTCTAAAAAAGACACAATCAACTATTACGATTTTTCGTATAGTTTGCTCAAAGACGGTGGAGTAAAAACTCAGATCATTAAGAAGTATTTGCCACTCATCAATCAGCAGGTTAATCGTTATCTGCAAATGATGGACTTCTACATTAACTTTACACTTGATGAGGAGTTTAACGAAACCGTCCAGTCACCTATTCACGAAGATTTCTCATATGCTTCCTTTAGTGAAGGAGAAAAGATGAGAATCGACCTTGCTCTACTTTTCACCTGGCGAGAAGTGGCAAGAATGAAGAACTCAGTCAATACAAATCTTCTAATTATGGATGAGGTGTTTGATAGTTCACTTGATGGATTTGGAACCGAAGAGTTCCTTAAGATTATCCGATATGTGATTAAAGATGCTAATATCTTTGTTATCTCCCATAAGACTGGACTAGAGGACAGATT